ATTTTCTGCATCATTATGAGAAAAAGTTTTAACTTCTTCTTTGACTGGCTCAACATAACCAACAGTTTGACTCATGTTCCATACTCTATATGTTTTAAGTAATGGAAATCTTAATGGGTTTCCCTCATCATCTGTTTTATTTTTTGACTCAATCATTTTATAAAAAACAATCTCTGTCCAGTTGGTGAACTCATCACTTTTAATTCTAAGGTCTGCATCTTTGAATTGTTTTAGCGTACCCCAAAATGGGCTTGTCATTTTTTGAAATGAGAGTATGAGAAAATTAATACCACTATAATTTTTCTTACTCACCATATTAATAGGCATTTCAGAATCCCCAACCCATTGCTTTTTCCAATCTGTTCCATGCTCTGAAACTGTATCAAAAAAATCTTGTGTTATTTTTTCATAAATTTTATTTTCCATTTGTGTTTCCTTTTGTAGTTAATCAGATTATATTATAACATAAGTAAATAAGAAATGTATACTTTTTTTTAAATTAATTTATGTTTCCTAAGAAGAAACTTTTTTTACTGAGAGTATCAATTCAACGAACTCACCTTAACTGATAGCTTTGTATTGCTAAAAATAAAGTACGCTAGAATCGAAAGTTTGATAGCTTAAAATTGATTGAACTTTTTTTAGTAAATAAGTACACAAGAACTATATACTATGGTAACATGGTCTTAGTAACAAAAAAAATATAACTATATAAGGAGTTACATAATGCAAACTGATAAGTTAATAGAAAAAGTTAATTGGTATGAGGAAGATTTACATAATTTTTATGATACTGATAAAGATAACAATGGATATATCTATGGCATTTATATTTATAAAGACATAGAATTTAACCCTTTCCCCGAAAGTTTAGAATGGTTTAAAACAAAAACAGAAAGAGATAATAGATATAAAGAGGAGTTATATAATGAATAATAAAAGACAAAGAATATTAGAAAAAACTCAAGCAGAATATGGGAGTAAGTTATGAGTACTGATGACATGATTAGACAGGGAAATAAAATAGACGAACTACAACAGGATATTAAAGATTTAAAAAGTGAAGTAAGAACACATTTAATTCTTATAAAAACTATTAATGAAATGTTAAAGATAATATCTAAACAAGTGGGGTTAGATGATGAATGAATTTCAAGCAGATGCATGGTTCGAAGAAGAAAGAGAAAGGAGAGCAGGGGTAACTGCATGGACTGAGTTACCCACTCCAACTAAAACAACTTGCCTTAATTGTGGTGATGAAACTGGCTACTTGAAAGGTAAAGAACCGACACGCCATGATATACATTGGTGTTCTTCTAAATGTTGGAAAGAATTTTTTAATGAACTTTAGTTGACAGATGTATAGAACTATGATATACTGGCACAAGTTTAACTAAGAAGGGAATGAAGATATGTATAAAGTAATTCAATTAAGAGATGCTAGAACTCAAGGTTGGTTTGTTGCTTTAGTTATAGCAGAAGGTAGGAAGTGGACAAAGGTTGTTGTGTATGAATATCCTATAAGAGTAAAGAAGATATTAAACACAGAGTCCAAGAACTGGAAACACTTAACAAGGTACGACACACCGAAAGGAATGAAGTACGCAGTTAAAATGATTCATGCAATGGCAAAGGAATATTATAGAAAAGAAAAAAATATTCCCAAGTCATTGAAAAAAGTGTATAATGATTATTAGATTATTTAGAGATACTGTAACTCAGCTAGTGGGGAAAGGAGAAAGATATTTCTCATGCAAACTTTCCTGTTACTAGATAAGGAGTATGGTATGAAGTGGGTATACACACAGAAGTACTAGGTCGGTGGTTCAAGTCCACCCAGTATCTCTAAGTAATTTTAACCATGAGAAGGAGTCAATTATGACAAGTAAAGCAACAAGAAATATCCAGTCAGTTATGCAACAGGCACATGGCATGATGGACACAGTAAAGAAGAACAGTAAAAATCCGTTCTTCAAATCTAACTATGCTGATATCAATATAGTATTAGAAACAATCAATCCTGTTTGTGAAACATTAGGGCTTGTAGTTTTTCAAGCACCAAGAATTATAGATGGCAATGATGTTTTGTATACTAAGATATCTTTAGCAGATAATCCAAGTGAGTTTTTTGAGGGCGAATTAAGATTGCTATTACCTAGTGCAGATATGCAAAAGCTAGGTTCGGCTGTAACATACGCTCGTCGCTACTCACTTGTAACTATGTTTAATCTTGAGCAAGAGGATGATGATGGACAGTCAGCAAGTAAACATCCAACTGCTACACAGAAAAGAAACATACAAATCAACAAGGCTATGGATGGTTTAGTTGAGGCACACAAAACCAAAGACATAGAAAAGGCAACACAGATTTGGGAGTGGGCAACAGACAACGGACACACCCAAGTGCAAGACAAACACATACAACTATTTGGAGAATGATATGAATATCAAACTAAGCAAACAACAACAAAGAGTAATAGACTTTGTTAAACATAATAACTATCACATCAATCCATTAGAGTCATGGAATAAATGTGGAGTCTATCGACTATCAGCAGTCATACATGAACTAAGAAAGAAAGGTTATGGCATTGATACATACGATAAGAAAGTACAAAACCAATATGGTGAAACTTGTACAGTCGGTGAATATTATTTTCAAGAATCAAAAGACTGGAGTAATTTCAGAGAGGGGGTGCGTGATGAGTGAACAACCATGTGAACACCTTATAGGACTTGCAAACAATCTAGCACTAGAAGATTTAGCACACTTAATTGAAATCAATAGAGATAGAATATGTGTCTTTAATGAGGGAACTGCAACAGTAGACAATCTTTCAATAACAAATAATGTATGTATGAATGGTGCATCTATTCAAATTACTGTTAATGATAGTGTATAGAAAGAAGTCAATTCAATGGAGGAAATGGGATTTGAACTGGCACTCAATCCCCTTTCCTAAAGCATTTGAAAATTTTATATACACAAATATATACACAAAGGTAGTGTATAATAGATATTTAATCAAACAGTCATAGGAGGAAAATATGGCAGAGTACGACAACACAAACAGAGGTAGCATTTGGACTGCCAAGAGTAGGGAAACAGATAAGCACCCTCACTATACTGGAACAGCTAATGTAGAGGGTACTGAATATTGGGTATCAGCATGGGCAAAGGATAAAGATTCAAATCCTAAAGCACCTAACCTTACCTTTAGCTTTAGAGTTAAAGACAATCAAACATTCGAAGTGAGTGGACAGGCACAGACAGAGGATGATGATGAGAACTTACCTTTCTAATGGAAAGGAAATTCCTTGCTCGTTGTGGTAGAGGTAGCCCACAACGAGTGTACATTCTTGATGATGGAAGTGAGTGGACTATCCTCAAACTTCAAAGTTATCTTAACAAGAGATGGAAACGCAAAGACATAAGCCTACACCTAGTGAGAAGTAGACTACAAAAACATACAAATCCCGATAAGGTTTTTGCGAAACCAATAGTTACCAAACCAAGAACAATATTAACTAAAACAGATAAGGATATAAGTAGGGAAATGATGAACCTAGCTTTAAAAAACATATGAATAAAATTACTTGCCCTTGTTGTGGACATCAGTTTGATACTAAGTCTACAAAAAAAGCACCAACAGAAAAAGAAAAAGAAATGTTTGAAACCTTTAGGGTTAACTATAGAGGTAAGAAGCGTGGACTTGATACTGAATTAGATAACTTCATTAGACATAAAGACTGGCGACAGGTATTACCAAAGCTAGAGTCTATGCAAATTCAATGGGGTTGTGAATACAAATTCATACCACTCTTACAAACATTTATTAACCAACGCAGATGGGAAATGATAGAGGATGTTAAGCCCGATACTAGCCCATACGGAGAAGAATATAACTGGAGAAAATCATGAAGAAAGGAAGATATTATGTAGATGGTAAAGAAATTAATATAGACGAATGGGATATAGAGTGGTATAGATTTATGAAAATCCAAGATTATGATGAACCATTCAGAGATGATGCAGAATATATTACTTGTGAACATGGTAAACAACTAGGTGTGGGGTGGAAATTATGAAGAACTCATTAGATGCAGAACGCCAAGTGATAGGTGGTATCTTATTAGACTGCAATAAACTAACACAAGTAAACTCAACAGGAATTAATGTCAATGACTTTAGTGATAAAAATCTAGGGCAACTGTTTAAGTATCTGTCTTGTATGCATGATGAGGCAGAACATATTGATGCCTTAACACTAAGGAACTGGATAGAAAGAGAAGATGAACATAGTGGGGAGTGGACTAGCTTTCCATTTCTATGTAACCTAATGGAAGAATGTGTTAGTGTTGCTAACATTGTTACCTATGCAACTCATATCCGTAATACTAGAATCAATAATGATATTGAAAAGCTAAAGAAAGATATCAGCTTTGATAATTATCAAGACACAGTAGATAATATTAATAGATTAGAGGCTCAACTTAAAGATGATGAGGAAGGCTCAATGGAAAATGTAATTAGTAAGACTGTTGATTACATACATGAGATGCACGAAAATGGAACTGGATTACCTACTGGTTTCGATTCTATTGATAGCCTTTTGGGGGGAATGAGAGGGGGTACATTGACAGTTATTGCAGGTAGACCTAGTATGGGTAAGAGTACACTAGCACTTAACATAGCAGACCATGTATCTAAGACTAAGAATGTTCTGTTCTATTCATTAGAGATGCAACAAGTACAACTAATGATGAAGATGGTGGCTTGTGATACAGAGATTAACCTAAACAAAGTAGACAGGAACGAACTATCAGAGTCAGAGAACGATAGATTTTACACAGGGTTATCGAATAAACACAAGCAACACATGACAATATTAGACAAGGGTGGTGTAGCAGTTAGAGATATAGTATCTAAGGCTAGACAAATGAATGGTCAAACTGGACTGGACTTTATTGTGATTGACTACTTACAGATTATGAAGTACGACAAGAACAAAGAGATAAGTGAACTAGGATATATTACTAGAGAACTTAAATATCTCTCTAAGGAACTAGACATACCCATAATTCTACTTTCTCAATTGAGTCGTGGGGTAGAACAGAGGGAAAACAAACGCCCTCTTATGAGTGATTTACGCTCGTCTGGTGAGATTGAGCAAGATGCTGACTGTATTATTATGGTATATCGTGATGAATACTATAAGAAAGAGGAGTCAGAAGATAAAGGATTAGCCGAAATCATTGTTGCCAAGAATAGAATGGGGCAGATTGGTTGGGTTAAGTGTAAGTTTCAAGGTGAATATTCTAAGTTTTCAGACATGGAGTTAGATATATATGGTAGATAATTATGAAAAAAAATGGTTAAAAACTCACATAGAAGTAGTGCAATTGTATAATTTAATAACAAAGTATTTAGATTTGCATAATGATTTTGACTATACACATAAAGATTATAAAGATACATTAGAAAATTTTCTTATTGGTAGGTCAATGCTTGAACACCCTAGCAATTTTGGTGCTGGTGGTTTAAAGATGAAAGATAAAAGATGCACTTGTTGGAGAAAGTCCAATACCAACTATGGAGAATAAATATGAGTAGAATCACAGAATCAGCAAGGGGTATGCCTTGCCAAGTAAGATTAGAGGGCTGTATGCCCGAAAATGAAACAGTAGTTTATGCTCATATGAATGGTGGTGGCATGGGAACTAAGGTATCAGACTTGTTTGGTATGTATGCCTGTTGTAATTGTCATGATATCATAGATGGTAGACGACAGTTAGAACCACCATTAGAGAGAGAGTGGCTTGAATTACAGGTAGCAAGAGCAGTATTTAAAACCCAAAAAATACTTTTAAGAGATAGTCTAATTAAGTTAAAATAGGGGTTCTTTTTTAATAAGGAGAAAAAGATGTTAGATAAGATAATGAAAGGTGCTGATGCCTCTATAGATATAGGCATTAAATTAATCAGCTTGTCAATTGTATTACAAATTATATTTGGTAGTAAGGTTGCATTTCTAACTGGAAATGTAATTGGTTCTGTACTGGATATTGTTTGGACTTTAGGCAATGCTGGATTAGCTGGTATCATAACAGCAATCATCATTTGGAGATTACTTGACAAAGATATTACAAAGGAGTTAAGCGAATGAAAGACATAGTTGACCAAGTGTTGAAAAATAAATCACTTACTGTGTTCCTTGCAGTTTGTGTCGTAGCCTTATTCTTTGGGTGGATAGGTGGTGGTGAAGTCTAGTAAGATTCACAACACCATAACGAATCCCTCGCATTATACTAAGGGTGAGATAGAGCCTATTGACTTTATCATTTCTCAAGATATGAACTTCTGTATCGGGAACGCCATTAAATATCTTGCGAGGTTTCGTTTTAAACATGAAGGTGAAGGACAGGTACAAGATTTAAGAAAGGCAATACAGTACATACAATTACAAATTGATAGTATGATTGACAAAGATATTAAATGAGCAATAAAAAACCACATCCTATAAAAAATAAATTGTTACATTCTGTTAGAAATGATAGAATATGGATGCCAAAAAAAGTTTTAAATAAAAAGAAACAACAAAAGAAAATAGGGTACAATGATTAGTAGAGTTATTCAAAAACATAAACCCAAAGAAGCAATATTTAAAAGTTTAGTACAGGATTATTTCAAAGAGAATCCCCTAACAGAAGAAGCAGTAGTAACTATCAAGAAGTCTACTCGCTCAGATGCCCAAAACAGACTTTACTTTCATTGGGTTAGCATATTAGCAAAGGAAATAGGTTACTCTAAAGAGGAGATGCACCTTATTCTAGCTGATAAATTCCTTCCTAAGATTGAATTCACTACTAAGAAGGGGAAACAAATTTCTCAAATACCCTCAACTACAGGGCTAGACATTGAGGAATTCATAGATTACATTTGCGAGATTGAAATGTTTTCGGGTGAGTGGGGCATCAAGCTACCACATAACCAAGACTATAAGATAGCAGTTTACAATGAGTATACAACATGAACAGGCACTAGATGAAATAAGAACAAACATCCAAGATGCCTTAGAATTGGCACGAGAACAAGACGAACCAAGAGATATGGAGATGAGATTTATACTCTCTTTATTAATAGAAAAGGTAGAGTCTTTAAGATATGAAATATTCTCAGAGATTTAATATAAATCCTGTACCTGCTAGTCGACCAAGAGTTTCAAGATGGTCAACTTATTATCCAAAGAAGTACACTAAGTTTAAAAAAGATATGGAAGCACTAACAAGTGAGTTGGAAACAACTCCCTCTGAAAAGCTAGTTAGTGTTGAGTTAGAGTTTAGAATTATGATGCCAAAATCATTTTCTAAAAAGAAAAGACAAGGGTTAAATAACACATACTGTAGTAACAATTCAGATATTGATAACTATATCAAAGCAATATTAGATTCTTTGAATGGTGTGTTTTATATAGATGACAAACAAGTAGTAGAAATATTTGCTAGAAAGATATATGGTGATGAAGGCTACATACTTTACAAACAAAAGGAGATAGAAAACAATGACGAGGTTAGAACTATGTGAAGCGTTGGCAACAGATTATGCAAAAAGAGCATCATCATTAAGTCTAAAATTTGAAGAGGCTTATCAGAGATACTTTAAGAGATGCGAGATACGAAGTTATGAAAATCTGTTACATCAATTTACAGTAGGTAATCTTGGTCAGAAGTTTAAAAAACAACAAAGAAGAAATGATGTGGAATATATAGAAACTAAATCAGATGATGATTGTGAAGATGGGGTGTGTAAATTATGAAGTTATATTATATTGGATTTTGTGTGTGGATTTTTTTAATTGTAGCTATGGCAACAGGGTGTAGTGAGTTTGAAACAAGGATGGAAATGATGAAGATATCTCAAAATGTACACTATTAGATTAAATAGATTCTCTTTACTGTTGTATAATATGCTTTATTTACTTGAGAATAACAATGAACGAAGCAACAGAACAGATTAATATTAAGATTAATAAAAGAGATTTAAAGTTTATTGATGCGAAAGCTGAACGATATGGAATAAGTCGTTCTTCTTTGCTGAAGATATTTGCTTTAAACGGAGAATTATCCGTAGCAAACTTGGATAGAGATAAACTTAGACTACCAGTAACATGATTTCTAGGGGGTTAATCCTTCTTTGAGTACATCAAAGCTACTATCATTCCCCCTAATTCATAAAGATGATGATAGTAGAAAGTTAATAACCATCTGTTAATATGGGTATGTACAATTAACAAAGGCGAAGGGTGAGAGAACATCCTTTTTTGGCAAGTTTACCTGTACTTGTGCCGACAAACAGGTATCTAATCGTACTTTCTAGCCCTCTTTATTCT